GTTAATGTTTGTACTATTTTAGCCATTATCTTCTTCCTCCAGCTTGTATATCTAATCTAAAAGTTCCTAACTTCCAACTAGTGTCTACTGCAGTATTAGATATTGTAAGAGCTATTGATCTAGCTCTTGCACGTGTGTCTACTTTTGTAGTGCTTGATGTTATAGTAAATGGTCCGAGTGATGAACTAGCTGCTGTTTCATTAGGGTAATCTCTTAAATCTAATTGTATTATTGTATTACCTGATTGATTAATAAAATCAGGAACTATTCTACTTACTCTCATAATATTTTCACCATCACCTCTAAGGTCAGCCATGTTAGTAGCTGCGCCTCTTACAACTTTTTGAGTAATGTCATAATCACCAGAAGTAATATCAGCCGGAATAGCTGTGGTAACACCAAGCCTTATTTGATTTAATCCTATTTCATGTTCATAGTAATAAGTAATTCCATCTGAGTTACCCTCAACATCAAAAGATGTATCTGTACCCGCATCATATTGTGTTGCATGGGGTAAACCAAATACTGCAGAATCTTGCCAAGTTGTTCGAGTAAATAATGTACTGTCGTTTGTAAACCAAATAGGACGTTTAGCTGTTGAATCTAAATAACTATAGGTAACTGATCTAGTATTTACATTTGAAGCAGCGGTTGGATAGAACCAAGTAATTTCTCCAAACAAGTTATTAATACCACAATAAATAAATTGATTGGATGTTGTGTTAAGATCATCATAAACATAATCTTCAACTAAACAATCCATAGATTCTAGTTTACCTGTGTATCTAAAGAAACCATTGTCAGACATCCAGTAAGCAGCACCATCAACTTCTACGGCTGCATTTTTACCAATTAGTCCACAGTTAGTCCCAACTTGCTCGTAAGCAAAAGTAAAGGGAGTTCCAACAAATCTCATAGTAAATAAAGATGTGTCACTCCAAATGTAGATTGCATTTCTACCAAGTTTAGCACCGATGATCCGTGATCCAGAGGCCAGTCTTTGTGTACCCGCACTGTTGGTTGCTGTAGGTCGATAGTCATTAATATTTTCTTGAGATGAAAATCTAATAAACATATCGTCTTGTGTTGTTTTATCTCCAATAGTTGTTTCAGTTCCAAAAAATACTAAGTGTCTATCTGGAGTTGATACTAACATATCTCTTGATGCTGTTGGTGCACCGGCTATTATTGTAGCCCTAATTGATGTTGCGTTAGTTAGTTCAGAATTCCATTCAAAACATTCACCATTAAAAATTAAAGCAATCAAGGTACTACCTAAATTGTCCAAGGCCCATAGACCAGGTTCAGCTACAGTATCTGTGTCAGCTGATGATTGACCCCAACCAGAAAAGTCACTATAGTTTGTAACAGTAGCTCCTGTGTTGTGAAGAGCATTCGTTGTCCCTCTAACGTTTCTAGTTATTCCTGTTAAAGTATTTGTCGCTGTATTTACTCCTGTGTAAGAAATTTCTTCTGTGCCTACTTGTATAAAATTAGTTCCGGTTGTTGGAAAATTTAATACAGATGTTAAAATAATACTAGTTCCAGTTCCACCTGTTCCTGCTGAGTTAGCAGATAAAGCTCCATTTAAAGTTGTTGTTTGAGGAGCAGTTGATGTTCCACCATATTGAGAAATACCATAACCAAAAACACCAACTTGTTCTGCTGGACCTACGTGATAATATTGAAAAAAAGTAATACCTCCAGAAGTAGTAGCACCGGATCCTGTTTCATTACTAGGCATTGTAATAGTAATTGTAGTTGCACTTGGTACACTGGTTACCATAAATTTTTTATCAGCAAAATCTATTGCACCAAAATTAGAATTAGTTATTGCACTGAATGTAGATGCTTCACCAAATAAAATAATATCCCCAGCTTCAAAACTGTGATTAGTTCCAAATGTAATAGTAACTATTGGTTGACCATTAGTCGTGCTAAACGCACTTGTAATAGCTGTACCGCCAGGGTTAACTAAAGGGTGAATATCATAATACACATCTCCTGAGTATGCGTATAAAATTCTATTAGTTCCAATAACAGCATATTTAATACCTTGTCTATTGACCATGTGGTGTAAACCTCTAGCCGAGCCAGTAAGTTTACTATCCCCTAGTTGTGACCAACCACCTATTTTTTCTGGAGTACCATATCTAAAACGTACATTCGTGCCGCCCGTCCATTGAGACTCTGCACCTGTAGATGTAACTTGTTTATTGAATCCTGGTAAAAAACCTAATTTTTGTAGCATATTAATCCTATTTTACAAGACCTTATACCATATTAAACCACTTGGTGGCAATAAATTAAAAGTAATTAATGTTTAAAACAAGTCTTCTTTTTGCATCAGTACAAGTGGCACCTAAATGTTTCATTTCTGATGGAAAAGTAATTAGTCTATTTTCTACGGATTTTATTTTTTTACCGTCTTCAAATTCTGTAAATCCGTTATTTGAATTAATATAAAAAATAGCAGTAGTACATTTAACTCCTGTAATATCTGTATGAAAATCTGATTTAATATTAGTTTTAGTTACACTAGATAAATTTATTTTTATTCTAACTAATGCGTTTGGTTTAATTTTATTTATTAAAGAAAGCAGACAATCATAGTGATTACTCCAAGTTTGATAATTTTGATAAAATATATGTACAAACTGATAATTATTTAAATCCTCTTTTTTAGTATCAAACACTTTGTGATCATTAAAAAACCAAGGCATCATATCAGACATTAAAATTGTATTTAATTTTAAAAATTCTTCTTTTGGAAGAAAATTATCTATTATATTAATTTTATTTTTCATAATATAAGTTCAGTTAAATTTTTATTATTACCAATTGTGCCTTTTATAAAAACATTAAAGGCTAAACTAATTCTAGTATTCGTACCTTCTTTAGTTTCAACCATATGAGTTAAAGAAGATGGAAACATAATAATATCTCCTGTTTTCACTGTAAACCACCATGTTTCAGAATTATATAAATTCCAATCTTTAACTTCTAATTTAATAGTTTTATAATCTTCTTTTTTAAAAAATTTAATCTTATCAAGTTCTTCGTGGCAGTTAATGTAGAATACTCCAGACAATAAAGAATTGGGGTGTGCATGTTTATGGTGATATTGATTGGTCTCTGTATAGTTTAACCAAGACTGAGTTATGTAAGGTGTTATTTTATTAGCTGGAGAGATAACTTTATTAAAATAATCCTGTACTCTTAAATTTAATTCTTTTTTAATATTAAGAAATGGTTTTTCATTAAGAATATAATTATTATTTGTATTAATATTGCCTTCATTATTATGGCAATGTTTTTTTTGTTTATCTACAAACTTTAATTCTAAAGGTGTTAATTTTCTATCTAATTCAGATATGTAAACAGGTGTTGGAAATATTCCATTAATTCTTGCTTCTTTCATTTATACTTTTTAAAGTATTTTAGATAGGTTGTAAAGTCCAACTTTGATTTTCTTCGTTCCAAGTGTAAAATTTTTTATTATCTATTTGTTCCTGTGTTAATCCAGGCATAGCGATTGTTGGTTCCCAATTACAAGTATCTTCATTAAGCACCCAACTGTTGTATGGTTTTCTAGGTATGAATGCATCTCTATCTTCATCATAAGTATATCCAATTCCTGCATAATTTTTTCTAAAAGGTATTCCCTTATTATTATGAACTCCACCATGTGTATTGTAAGAAGTTCGTTTACAAGTTTGTCTACGAAAATTACCATAGTGTTGTTCCCAATCAATACCATCTTCATTTTCTCCCTTACCAACGATAACTTCGGTTACTATATTATTTTCATCTAAAAATGCGTAATGTGCCATATTATTCACTCCACTCCACGTTTCCAGTTCCAGCGGTAATAGAAGAAATTTTATATCCACCTCCTGCACCTGGGGTTGAAATAGTTAAACCACCACCAGGATTTGAAATAGTAAGTGTGTCTGAATATTTTATAATAATTATTCCTGAACCACCTGCAGATGCATTTTGATAAAATCCAGCTGCTCCTCCACCGCCACCTGTATTAGCTGTTCCTGGATTTGTTCCATTGCCACCGCCGTCACCGCCGCCGCCAGATCCTCCGCTACCTACAGCTGTAAATCCCATTCCACCGCCGCCGCCACCTCTTGTAACAGCTGATCCTGTAATACTAGAAGCTGTGCCGTTTCCACCATCACCTCCATATTCATTAATACCTGGACCACCAGAAGCTCCTGCGCCACCGCCACCGCCACCAGCATGTTCATCGCCGCCGCCGTTACCACCATTGTTTCCTTGACTTGGAGATGTGCTAGGTGTGTTACCTGAACCACCAGTTGTAGGGTCAGGACTAGCCCCCGAGTATGTGCCAGCGCCACCACCTCCAGAACCTCCATCACCAGACTGTGGTTCACCTGTTCTTCTTCCAATACCACCACCTGCTGAGGTAATAGTAGCAAGTACAGAGTTGTTTCCACTTTCAAATCTTCCTCCACCAGCTCCTACTGTGGCTGTATAGACATCGCCTAAAAATAATTCAAAACTTGAGGCTGTTCTATAACCCCCTGCTCCACCACCACCATTTCCACGGCCAGGAGAACTATTATCTCCACCGCTTCCACCGCCAGCAATTACTAAATACTCTAGTGATATAACAGTTTTTGATCCACCAGCACCAAATCCTAAGACTTGATAACCGAATGATTTACCTTTTCTGGTTTGTATATTTTTTGTATTCTTACCTGAAGTAAGTTTATTTTTTAAATCTCTCATATCTAAATTCCTTATGCGTCGTTAGCAGCATCAGTAGTAAAGAATAATTTAATACCTAATAATTTTGCATCGGCTGTTAAACTACCTGCAGATGCATCACATGAGATTTGAAAGAACACCTGTTCATCTGTGCTAGGTGAACCTGCAATAGTTATTGCTCCACTTTCTGCAGTTACTGCTAAATCGTTTGCTGTTCCACTCATAGCTTTTGCTGCTGGTGCTACTCCTGTTCCAAATGCAGTATTTATATCTCCATTATCTGCAATAGCCACACCTGCTAAAAACCATGTTGTTGTACCTGTGTTTGTTGTGTTTGCTGTAAAAAATGCTTGAAAAGATACGGTACCTTCATTCCATGATTTTGGAAAAGCTACTGAAAATTGTGCGTTTTCATCTGTGTCTTTGTCAAAATCTAAAGATTTAAGTTCTGGACCATTACTTAATTCTGTTTGTGCAGCTTCTGCACCAGCAGTAGTATTTGGATACATTGCTGAAGCAGGAACCCAAATAGTTTCTTTGCCGGCAATTTTAACTGCAGCCGTTGCACTTTTAAGTACACCTGTTCCTTTAGGGTTTAAATTTATATCAACATTAGTTTCACCTGTTGCTGAAAGAATTGGACCATTACCTGTAGCTGCATTAGCTAAAGTTAATTCATTAACTGCTGAACCTGTTGCAGTAAGATTAATTAATTCGTTTCCATTAGTATCTAAAATGTTTGTACCAATTTTAGGACTAGTTAAAGTTTTATTTGTTAAAGTCTGTGTTCCTGTAAGAGTTACTTCATTTGCTTCACCTACAGTTGCTTCAAAAACTCCAGTGTTTGTTGCAACACCATCAAGATAAATAAGTTTATATCCTTTGTCAGTTGCTGAAAAAGTAACCGTGGCTCCTGAACCAGATACTGCTTTTAATTGTACTGTGTATGCACCTGATGTACCATTTTTAATTATGTAAAAATTTTCTGTAAGTAAAGGAAAAGTTACAACTCTAGCTCCAGATATTGATCCTGTAAGTTCTATAACTCTGTGTTGAGCAGTTCCTGTTAAAGCACCATCTGCAATAGTTAAGGCTGTTGGTGTTCCTGAATCAGTTACAGCTTGAGAATTAACACCACCTGTTAATTGTTCTACAAGACTTAAATTTGCGTTTGTTTTTGTTCCCCAAGTACCAGCGTTTTCGCCGGTTGCCATTAGCTCTAAGCCAAGATCCGTAAAAGTTGATGCCATAATTTTGTACTCCTAAATTGATTTATTTATATATTTTATTTGTTATTAAGTCAAACATGTTTAAGCGGTTTTCCTAGTATATCCGGTACTATCTTTAGGTACTTTTCTTGAATAACCTGTGCTGTCTTTAGGTACTTTTCTATTAAAGTATTGAAGAATAAGGTTATCATTTAATTCAGTTGTTGCTTGTACACCTGTTAAAGTAAGGTCTATTGAAAATACAAAACTTAGTGCGCCTACAGCAGAAGTAGTTGATATACCCGTTACTGGAACTCCTATTTCAGGAACCAAAGCTCCCACAGCAGATGTTGCACTAACACCTGTTAAAGTTTGAGTAATCTGTTGTTGTACACTACCGATTGTAGAAGTTGTAGATAGACCATCTAATTCAACTACTAAGGCATCAAGAATTATTCCACCAACCGCAGAAGTCATCCCTAAACCTGTTAATCCAACAGAGGCTTGTGTTACTAAAGGAACACCTACATTAGATGTAAGTGGTACTCCTGTAGGTATGACTACAGGACTTATAATGAAACCTAAACTACCTACATCAGAATCAGCTTCAACTCCTGTTAAGGATGCAAATGTTTCCGGTATGGCTGCTAATGATCCAATACTAGATGTTGTACTTAATCCAGCAAGTTGAACTAATTTATTAAACGAATCTCCATAAGGTTCTTCACCCCAACCGTTTCTACCCCAACCAACTAAAGTACCAGCATTATCAAAATCTCCAAGTTCTGTTTGTGCTTGTAAACCTGTTAGTGCTACGTTTGTAAGTTGAGTTGTAGTTAATGAACCAAGATCTGTTTCTGCTTCAACACCTGTTGGTATAACGGTTATAGTATCAAAAGCAGTAACACTTCCAACGCTTGAAGTTGCAGACTGTCCACTTAAAGTTATTTCAACAGGACCTTGATCACCCCATGCATCGGTGCCCCATGCCCACATTCCATAAGTGTTAGTATCAACAGTATTTGCTTGACCACCCATACCTGAATGATACTGACAATAATAATAAAGAGTAGGTGCACTAATTGCTACAACAATTTGAGTATAAGCCCCAGCTTGACCTGGTGTGCCATTATAAGTTACTCCTGTTGTGTATTCAGATCCACCGCTATGTGTTCCATTACTTGTTGTAGAAAGTTTTAAGGGGTGACCGCCGTTTGTGTTATCGGATTGATCAAATTTATATGTACCACCTTCAGCAAGATTTACAGTTTCTTGTAAAACTCCGTCTATGTAATATCTATTACCAGCACCTGGGTTGGCGACTGTTACTGTAAATGTTCGAGTAACCGACATAAGGATTTACCCCTATGCTATACGAAGGATTGCGTTAGATGCGTCTGCTGCTGGAAATTGAATTGTAAAAGTTCCACTTGATACAGTTTTGTCTCCACCAAATGCAATTGCACAAACTGCTGGATCATCAGTTGCTGTGTCGTTAAAAATCAAACAACCGTTAGCTGTAAATGAAGCTGATGTAAAAGATACATCTGCAAAATCACAACATGCAGTGTCACCAGATAAAGCTGGTGTTACGTTTGTTAACGCTGCTCCTTTAGTAGTATAACCATTTCCGTTAGCTACTTCGTTAGCTGTTATATAAACTGTAGTTGATTTATTTAATGTAGCACTACTTGTATACAATGCTAATCTAAAAGTGTTACCACCTTGTGTGAAATTGTGAATTGCTCTTAAAACTTCTGTTTTAAAACTGTTACATACTGCTGATGTTATTGCCATAATTTTTATCTCCTAATTATTGAGGCGGTGACTCGATTGGAATTCTTATTGTACCATCCGTGTAATCGTCTCTTCTTCTTCTTCCAAGTTGCATCGCTGCAAACTTTTGTAGTTCTTGTGTATACTTTTGTGTGTATAATGTCAACATATCTTGTGGACCTTTTAAGAATCCATAAGCCTCTACAAGACAAGCATATAA